CCTTTTACGATATTCAGCGCATCACCCTGCGCGCCGCGCTGCGCGATGGGGACTGCTTCGTTATCCTGGCGATCGATGAAGGCAGGCCGCGCCTGCAGATCGTTGAAGGGCATCGGGTAGGCAACCCGATCGGCAAGCCGATTCCTGCTGGAATGGCTGACGGCGTTCAGTTCGACAGCAAGGGCCGCCTGGTCGGATATAATATTATCCAAGGCGATAACAGCAGCGTTCTATATCCTGCTGCTTCTGTCTGCCATATCGCCGAAATGGATTACGCCAGCGGATCGCGCGGGCTTCCAATCCTGCAGCATTCCTGGGGCGATATCCAAACGGAAGATGAACTGCTGCGCCTCGAAATGCTTGCAGTCCGTAATGACGCGGATGTTACGCGCGTGCTGCATCGCCAGGGCGGCTTCATTCCCCAGGATATGAAGTCAGAACTTGAAGGCAGCGGCAGCGCGAACCTTGAATCTGTCGCGTCTAGAATGGGCGGCAAACTGCTGGCTTTAGAACCTGGCGAAAGTCTAACTTCGCTGGCATCAAACAGGCCCAGCCCTGTGTTCGCTGGATTCCTGAAATCTATCCAGGCCGATATTCTTCGCGGAACTTTGCCTTATGAGTTTGTCGGCGATCCATCTTCTATTTCTGGTTCAGCGGTTCGATTGACTACCGCGAAGGCCGACCGCGTATTCAGCCGCTGGCAGGCCGTAGCGATTGAAAAACTATGTCAAAAAGTCTGGGGCTTCGTTATGGGCTGGGCCGTTTCCCAGGGCGAAGTTCCCGAAGGCGATTGGGCAAATGTCAGTTGGACTACGCCGAAGCGCCTGACTGTTGACGCTGGCCGCGAAGCCGCGAACGATCGCGCCGATGTAGAACTAGGCCTCCTGTCGATGAGCGAACTTTACTCAGCGCGCGGCCTTGATTTCAGACACGAAGCCACGAAGCGCGCGAAAGATTTTAAGTTCTTGTTCGACCTGGCAAAGCAGGAAGGAATCCCTACCTGGACACTTTACAAACCTGGCTTCAATTGGCTGCAGGAAGGCGAAGGCAAACCGACCGCCGCCGAAGTTGCGATGCAGGGAATCGAACCTGCGCAGCCTACCGATCAGCCTACCGAATAATTTATGCGTTCCCTCATCAAAGCGATTTCTGCGAACCGCCCGTTCCTGGTTGATTATTCGATTGCCGAAGCGCATATTGAAGCGGTCAAGAAACACGGGCTTACCGATCTGCTGGCGCAGTTCTTCGGCCCAGCGCCGAAGCCTTACGCGGTTGGTTCTTCTTTCGTGATTCCCGTTTATGGGATGATCGGTCGCGGGCTTTCCCCTATGGAAGCGATCGGCGCTGCCGATGTTGAAGTTATCAGCGGATGGATTGATGAAGCCCTGGCTGCCAAGCCCGCGCGCATTATCTTCGATATCAATTCTGACGGCGGCACGACCGAAGGCGTTGAAGAATTGGCCGATAAGATTCGCGGCCTGGGCATTGAAACGATCGCCTATTCTGCTGGTTCTATGAACAGCGCGGCCTATTGGATCGCGGCGGCTTCTGATCGGGTTATCGTATCGGGTAGCGCTTCGGTAGGTTCGATCGGCGTATACCTTGCGTTTATGGATCAAAGCGCCGCTGCTGCGGCTGCTGGCATTAAGCCCGTTGTGATTAGCAGCGGCCCGCTTAAAGGCCTTGGAATCCCTGGAACTTCTTTGACCGAAGAACAGGCCGCCTACCTTCAGAACGAAGTCAACGCGATCGCCGCCGATTTCAAGGCTTCGGTTCGCGATAAGCGCCGCCTGGTCAAAGATGAAGATATGCAGGGCCAGGCTATGCAGGGCAAAGTTGCCGCTGCCAAGGGATTGGTTACGGGCCTAGCGCCCAGCCTGAAGGCGCTGATCGCCAGCCTGGAAGGCAACGCCGCCCAGGCCGCCGCGCCCGCGCAAGCCGCGAAGCGCAAGGTTTGATTTGACCGCAGCCGCAAAGTTATGGCTTCCATCGAAGAACAGTTCCTTAAGGCCCAGGCCGATCTTTCGGCTGCTATCGCCGAACGCTGCGATCTGCAGGCCAACTTTGAAAAGTTGGTTGCCGATAATGATTCTGCCCTGGCTGCCGTGAAGGCTGAAGCCGAAGCCAGCGCCGCTGCGCTGACCGAAGCGAAGGCCGCGCTTGCCGCCCTGGAATCCGACAAGGCCGAACTGCTTAAGCAGATCGAAGCCGCGATGCAGGGCCAGGTTAGCGCCAGCAAAGAAGCCGCGAAGATCGCCGCTTCTGTCGGCTGCAAGCCCGCAGCCCTTTCGCCCGCTGACGAAGGCAAGGCCGACAGCCAGGCCAGCGCCGAAGATATCCGTAAGGCTTTCCTCGGAATGAAGCCTGGCCCTGATAAGAGCGCCTTCTTCGCCGCGCATCGCGCGACCCTTACCGCTACGCGCTAAGGTTTCCCTTTCTCTCTCTCCCCTAACTCCTAACTCCTATGTCCAATACTATTGCGGCTTCGCCCAATGTCCTGGCTGAACAGGTGCTTGCTGGCCTTCGTGGCCGCCTGGCTATCCTCTCTGCCGTTTCTACCAACCTCACCCCTACCGCCACGGGTAAGACTATGCAGGTTTCGCTCGTTTCGGGCGGCGCTGCTAAGGAATATTCCAAGGCTAACGGCGGCTATCACGAAGCCGATGATGCCAATATTTCCGCGGCTACTGTCACCCTTAAGCACCTGCATTCGACTAAGGCTTTTTCGCCTGACGAAATCAGCGAATACGGCGAAGCCTATATGGTTAACGCCTTCGTTCCTGAAGCGATCAATGCCCTGGTTAAGAAGGTTCACGCCGAAATGGGCGCGCTCATCCTGAACGCCAACTATTCCGCTAACGAAGTTATCACGGCTGCGAACTTCAATTATTCCCAGGTTGTTGACCTGAACACCGATCTTAATGATGCCAAGGCTGGCGATCCGCGTTCCCTCATCCTCTCTGGCGCTTACGCTGGCGCTATCCGTAAGGATGCTACCCTGACCAGCGGCGCTTTCAACGGCGTTGGCGCTTCTGGCCCGCTTGTTTCTACGGGCGCTTTCGGCCAGGTTGTCGGCTTCAACATCTTTGAGTTCACCGACCTTCCGACCAATTCGGAAAACCTCGGCGGCTTCGCGATGGGCGCTGACGCGATCGTTGCTGGCTTCTCCCTCCCGAACGCTTCGATGTTCCCTGGTGAAGTTTCCCAGGCTGCTGACGCTTCTGGCCTTTCTGTCCAGGTGCTTAAGTCTCAGGGAACGGATGGTATCGTTCGCTTCACGGCGAGCATTCGCGCTGGCTTCGGTGTCGGTCGCGCTACCAGCCTTAAGCGCATCAAGACCGCCTAAGCGGTTCGATAGCGAACTTACGAAGGCCCGCCATTTCGGCGGGCCTTTTTGTTTCCCGCGCTGATCGGCTAAAATAAAATAGTTTGACAATCGAACGCGGCTGTAGTAGTATGTCAGAAGTTAAGGCAACTTAACTCTGATCTTTGACAACCCCTTCCCGCCCACAAGGCGGGGACTACAAAACCAAAACGCAAATGAAACAACGCAAACCGAAACCGATCCGCTTCGATGTTCATCACGACACGAACGGAATCATCGCCGCGACTATGGCCCTTCAGGCCTATTGGCAGGCGCTACGCAACCCGAAGGCTACCGAAGCCGAACAGAACGCAGCCCGAAAGGCGCTGGCTGATCTGGTCGAACTTCATGCTACCTGGGAACTGTCAACGGCAGGCCGCGCGGTCAGCCTTGGCAAGAACAAGCGCGGCGGCGATGTAACGGATAGCGGCAAGCCCGTTGGCTTCGCCTGGACTACCGCCCGTAGTCCTGACGATAGCGAACTAGGCAAGTTGTGGGCTGACGGCGATTTCGATACCGCTGGCCCGCGCTGCTTCCGATCCTAAACACAAGGCCCGCCCTAACCAGGCGGGCCTTTTTTGTGCCCGCCTTCCTGGCGGCCTGGCTGGCTGGGGTAGGGGGAAGGTAGGCTGCCCGCCCTGAACGGGCCGCTACGGGCAAGCCAGGCGGCAAGGCTGGGCCAGCCAGCGGGCGGGCCTGGTCGTTTGTCCCAAGCCGCAACTATATGGATAGCGCCCTATCAGCCGCCTGGCTTGCCGATGCCCAGGCTATCGTTCAGGAGATCGGGCAAACTGTTACGATCAACGGAACGGAATACCTGGCTACTGTCGGCGAACCTATGCTTACCCAATCGTTCGCGGCGGGCGGGCTGTCGGATACCATCAGCGTTACCATCAAAGTTCCCGCGACCAGCGCGGCGATCGCGGCGAAGGCGCATATGCAGATCGGGCGAACGCTAACCTTTGACGGGCGCAGCCTGCGCGTTGTCGGCTTCAGCCATAAGCCTGGGACTGCCTGGCTGCAGATGACTACCCAGGACGCCGACCAATTCCGATGAGTCAGGTTTCGCCGATCGTTTCTGGTAACGGGCCGATCTCCGTAGAAATCGATAAGCAAGCCCAGGCTGCGCTTGCCGCGCAGTTCGCTGCCTATGCGAAATATACCAGCCAACTTTTAATTGATCTGTTGAAAGAGGAAGCCGCGCTGACCTGCCGCGAAGCGATGATTTATTCTCCGCCGCTAGATGGATCTGGCGGCGGTAAGGGCGATAAGAAGATTGCCGAAACCTGGGGAGATGGCGCTATCGAAAAGGATGTTCGTTCTTTTATGACTCCCGATAGCAAAAGCCTGGCCGCTTCGGTAAAGCCTGGGATGGGCAGCGGAAATAAGTTTGCCAAATGGAAAGCAGGCAAGCGCCCGAAGGCTGGGCTGCTGGCTGCTATTTACGATGATCAGAACTTTGCCCGCGCATATTCAAAGGCTAGGAATCTGTTTAAGAACCGCGCGGTTAACCTGGTAAACGCTGACGGAATAAAGATGCAGCACGACAAAGAACGCAGGTTCTATCGCGGGCGCATTCGGCGCAACAATGGCCCATCATCTAAGCAGATGCCAGAAAACAATAAGATTGCGCCCGAAAGCGCAATCAAAGCCTACATCAAAACTAGGCAGAAGCGGGTTGGTTTTATGAAGGCTGGCTGGTTCGCTATCATCGCAAAGATCGGGCCGCCAAAAATCAACGGCGTTCCTAAGAACTTCGGCGTTAAAGCGCTGCCTTCCTGGATCAAGCGCCACGCCTCAGGCCACGGGCAAATAAGTATTGTCGGCGGCGAAATCGCTACCGCTGGCAAACTTGATCGCGGGGAAAACCGAATGAACATTCTGATTAGGAATGATATCGGCAATATCTTCGGCGCTGCCGAACGGGCCGCTACCGCGATGGAAGTTCTGCGCGCCAGAAAGGGCAAGTTGGCCGCGCGCGCTGGGATCTTCCAGAAGATTGCCGCAAATAATTTCAACTCAGGACAAGGCCAGCCTTAACTTTATGGGAACTAAATCTATCCTGGATATCATTGAAACCGCCCTGGTCGCTAACCTGCAGGGCGAAACCGACCTGGCTGGCTACCAGATCAGGGCCGCCGCCCAGGCCGATAAAATCGACCAGCCCGATAATATCATTGTTGCCTGCGAATCGGCAGGCGCGCCGCCTGGGCTGGCCCAGGGTTTAGGCAACTACCTTTGCCGCGTCAGCGTTGGCATCTTTACGAACATCGATAGCGGCAGCCTGGCCGCGCATCGAACCGCCTGCCAAAACGCGCAGGGCCGAATGGAAGATCAGGCAGGCGTTAAGGCTTCGTTCGCTGCTATCGGCGATGCGGCGGTTTATTACATTGATATTTCTAACATCGATGAAGGGCGCGGCGATCGGGCCTTTATGACTACCCTTAACCTTGAACTTCTGGTTGTCCTGGCCGCCGTTTGACCAGGCCCGCAATTATAACAACTAACTTCGATGGCAACTGTAACCAAAGGAACGGCGCACATTCACGGCATCAACGGGACTATTACAGGCCTTACTGTTCAGTCCTATACTGTTAGCAAATCCTTTGCTAATTCGGATGAAGTTACGAACGCGGTCGGCGTTGTGATCGGCGTTAAGATGTATGACGAACGCACGACCCTCCAGGTCGAAGGCCTTGTTCCTAGCGCCTATACCGCTAGCCCTGGCGATGCGCTTTCCTTCACGGGTAACGGAATCGCTTTCACGGGCTTCATTCAGTCTGTCGAAGAACGCGGCGAAGCGAAGGGTTATATGCGCATCAGCGTTAGCGCGATCGATTACGAAGGTATTTCCTAAGGGGTTGCCTAACGGCAGCCTGGCGCTACTGTCGGCTTATGTCCGACCGCCGATTCCTTAACGCTCACTTGATCGCGGCCCGAACTAATGTTCTGGGCCGCATTCTTTTACCCTTCTGCATAAAACATAGGATTTGGCTGCAGGGGATAGATTCCCCGTTTCTGGAATCCGATATTGAAATAAAACCCGCTGATCTGCTTATCGGCCTGAAGGTATGCGCTGAAGAACCTTTCGGTAAGCCTACCTGGGCTGACCGCTGGCTTATGCTGCGGCTTACCCTGGATCGCGAACTATTCGCCGCAGGCTGCCGCGCCTTTGTCGCGCATATCGATACGCATAAGGATTGGCCTAAGTTCTATGAAAAGAAGGATACTGAACGCGGCGGCCAGGGAACTATTCCCTGGCAGTTGTCGGTCGTTGCGGCCCTATGTAAAAACGGCATATCTTATTCGGAAGCGATGCAGATGCCCGAAGCGAAGGCGATCTGGCTGGCTGCGGTTTTCTCAATCCAGGGCGGCGCGAAGATGGATATCCTTTCGACCGATGATGAAGAACTGATCGATAGCCTGGATAGGGCGGGCGCGGTTGACGGCGCGGCAACTGTAGGGGAAAGCCCGAAACCGAATGAGCAATAGCCTAGAGTTCTCAATCAACGCGAAGGATAATACCTCGAAGGTTGTCGATACTGTTAATAAAAAAATTAACAGTTTCGGCAGCGATCTGGCGAAGATGGCGCTGGGCGTGGCTGGCCCTATGGCGCTTGTCCAGGCTGGCATCGGCGCAATCGGCAGCGCAATCGAAGAATATAAGCAGAAGATCGCCGAAGCGGTCAAGTTCGGCGCAGCGCTTCCCGACCAGGCGAAAGCCTTGAATGTCAGCGTTGAAGAATATCAGCGCCTTACCAACGCAGCCGAAGCCGCTGGGGTCGGCGTTGAAACTGTAGCGAACGCCTACATCGAAGTTCGTAAGGCGATCGATGCCGCGAAAGACCCGACCAGCAGCCAGGCTAAGGCGCTGCAAGCGCTTGGCTTCGCGGCTGCAGATATCGCCGCAGGATCGGTCAAGCCCATTGAAGTTATCGAGCGCCTGGGGCGCGCTATGTCAACGGGCGCGGATGATGCCACGCAGTTTAAAATTGCGTCAGGCCTGCTAGGTTCTTCGTTTGAAAAGTTAATTCCTATTCTGCAGAAGGCCCAGGATTTGGCTAAGGGTTATAGCGATGGAACGGATGTTCTTACCCAGGAAGAAGCCGCGATCCTGCGCGAAGATGAAGCCGAAACCAGGAAGCAGGAACTTAAAGACAAAGTAGAAAAGGCCAGGGAAAAGGCGCGCGATAAAGTCAGGCAGAATGTCGGCGGCAGGTTCG